TCATTTAATGCACTAACTAAAGTAGGTTTATTTAATATTTGATTATCACCTGAGCTTGAGTTCCAATCAGACTGAACATTAACTTCAGCTCCAGCTGCAATACCATCTAATTTTGTATGATCTGCATCAGTAAAGGTATTACTATCACTTGCTGCTTCTACTGCACTAGCAATCTGTGCTGCTGATATAGCTCCAGTATTTCCATTAATAGATAAGACTGCATCCGTAGGAGTTTTAAGCAGTGTAAAGTCTGACATAGAACCAGCTGTTCCAGCATTCTTTACATAGCTTTTATTTTCATCAGTACGAACAACTACATCACCTTCTTGGGTAGTTAAGCCAAGCATGGCTGATTCATTTGCAGCTTCTTGAACTGTTGTTAAAGCTAAAGAAGTTACTGAGAATTCTGTTCCACTAAGGTTTAATCCTGTACCTGCTGTATAAGTTGTATTAGTATCAGTAGGTGTTGCCCAGGTTAACTCGTCTGTCCCATCTTTATATTGTAGGAATGTTCCATTAGAAGGGGAGTTACTAATTTTTAAATTATCTTCATCTACAATATTAGATGCAATAACAGTAGCTCCATCCGCTGTTGATGTAACTTCACCACTATGGTTTGGGTGAACATAATTATTAGCAGATGTAGCGATACCATCTAGCTTCGTATGATCAGCATCAGTAAAAGCATTTGTATCAGACTGACCTTCATATAATGACTTAATCTCACCTGCAGTTTGATCAGCTGTAGCATTAGTTTCAATACCATCTAATTTAGTATGATCAGCATCTGTAAAATTATGATCAGTTTGACTAGCAACAACAAAATCTATAGTTCCATCACTATCTTCATAAGTAACAGTAATACCAGTTTCTGTGTTACCAGTAAGCATACTACCTACAGTATCTTCAACTACTTCTTGAGTATCAGGAGTTGCCCATGTATTATCTCCTCTTAAAAAGGTACTACTGGAGGGTGTACCAGTAGCTGATAATTCATTAATACCAACAGCATCATCTTTTAATTCAGCGTTACCAATTGAATTTTCTTCTAATTTGGCTTCTGTAATAGCATCTGATTTAATACCTTGACTAGTTATTTGTGTTATTGCCATTATCCAGCCTCCAATTGAGCTACTTTAGTTTTCAATGTTTCAACCTCTGTTGATAGTTCTTGTACAGCTTTAATAAGGGGTGCGATAAATTCTCCATAACGAAGACCATAAGTTGTATGAGCTGCTGTTTTTACATCACCGATATTCTTTGTTTTATCAATGACTTCATCATGTTCTGGTTTATATAGTTCTTCAGGGATATCTGTTTTAATAAATCCAGCAAACTCAGTAGTTGATTTACTGATATCAGATAAGGTAGTTTCTATGTCCTGAGCGATAAGACCATAATGTGTACGAGTCTTACCGTTGAATTTATAAGATACAGGTTTCAATCTATTAACGAAAGATAAACCTAAATCAGAATCGACAATAGTATTCTTTTGATTTCTATCTGAAGTTTGGATAGTACTATTAGTTGCAAATATATCATCCCATCTATAATTACCTTCACCTAAATCAAATTGATTATCATAACCAGGAAAACAATGTCCATTTATGACTCCACCAGCTGCAACTGTATAAATTCTTCTAACTCCTTGATAATAAATACCAGTCCAACTATTTTCAGAACCAAAGAGAGACCAATCTAATCCTCCAGATCCATCACCACACATTAACTCTATGTTGTTATAACTTTGGAGTCTAAATTGAGAACTATTGCCTACACTTATTACACCATAATCAGTTGAACCACTAGCATCATGTCTAAGAGTAAAGTCAGCATTATCACCAAGTTTTATATATTGTTGATCATCACAATTAAGATCTCCTATCCATTTAACACCTGCAGAATGTACTTCTAATTTATTAGCACCGTCATATTGAAGATGTACTCCACTATCAGCAGTTATTTTCCCAAAGTAAGCACCACTACTAGATCCGTAATAAAGTTTTAAAGTATCATCCCCTGTACCAGTACCTAATATTAAATTACCGTTATCTGGAAATGCATTATTTATCTGAGTTGATGTTGGTGTAGTTATATAATTTGCGCCATTTGTTAGCTGGTTATTATTAGTAGGTATTGTTGGTTTATTTAAAATTCTACTATCACCAGAACTTGAGTTCCAATCTGCGTTAACGTTAACTTCAGCACCAAATGCAATATTATCTAGTTTTATACCATCTACACCTACGTCACGACCGTCAACTGTAGCATTAGCAGTTGCAAGGGTAATGTTCCCTGTAACGGTTATACCACTTCCTGTGGTTTGCAATTTAGGTGAGTTATCATAATACAACTTACAACCAGTACTACTGTCTTGAGAAAATTCAGCAATTTTATGGCTTGCAGTTGATTTCTCATGGAAGATAATATCTGATGCGTAAAGTAATAACGCACCTGTACCTGTTGCATCAATGATTGAATTACTTGAATCGTGATATAGTTCTAAATCGTGGGTATTTCCTAATCTAATTCTATTTACATCACCAGAAATAGAGTCTTCACAGAATAAATCTCCATGCCATTTTACACCTGCACTTTGAGTTTCAAATTTAGGACTGCCATCAAATTGAAGATGTACACCAGTATCAGCAGTTAAAACTCCATATGTACCACCACTACTTGAACCATAGTAAAGCTTTAAAGCATCATCACCATCGCCGTCAGCAGCACCTAGTACGAGGTTAGCACCATCTCCAAAAGCAGCTGATATATTACTACTAGTAGGGGAGAATGCTGAAGGAACAGTAGCCCATTCCATACCATTAGCTGTATACTTTAAATATTTATCTGTACCAGATGGTGCATTATGAATATCTAATTTAACTTCTGTTATACTGTCATCAGATATAGATGCAGTAGATTGATCAACCCAATCTAATTCGGTACCTGTAGTACTTAAGACTTGACCAGTCGTACCTAATGAACCATTTTTATCCTGAATACCACCTTTAATTTTAATACCATTTGCGACTGTTGCTAGCTTTGCATCGCTATTAGTTCCAGCATCATAATAAAGTCTTGCACCAGTACTCTCGTCTTGAGCAAAGTCAGCTAGTCTTTCACCAGATGTTCCAGCCTTAAGTAAAATAATATCTGATCCATAAAGTAGTAGACCACCGCCACCTGTTTCACTAATTACTGCGTGATGGTTAGCTGAGTTGCTATCTGATGCATCATGATAAATTTCTAGATCTCCACCTGATGAACTACCAAATGTAATTTTTACATTATCGTTAAAGTTTACACCTGTAGCCCCACCTACTGCACCAGAACCACTATTATCAGTACCCCATACACGAGTAGTACCATCTGTATCTATTTTTAGTACTTGACCCTGACTACCGCCAGTCGGTACATGAGTTCCAGAAGGATGGGTAAAAGCTGCAGTATAAGAAGGTGTATCCCATACAGCAGTTCCATCAGAACTGTATTTTAAAAATTGACCAGAAGAACCACCTGAAGGTACGTGTTTATTACCTGCACTTGTAGGGTGACTATAAACTGTATCATTATCATTAGCCCATACAGCAGTTCCAGACGAGCTATATTTTAAAAACTGTCCTGAACTACCGCCTGTTGGTATGTGTTTATTACCTGCAGTTGTAGGGTGAGAGTAGTTATTAGCACTAGTAGCTATACCATCTAACTTAGAGAAATCAGAGGCAGACATAGTACCAGCATTACTAGCTGATGATGCTTGTATTTTAGAACCATCTATTGCTGCATTATCAGCTACCTTTGTGTTAGTAACTGAACCATCACCAACACCTGATACAGGTAGTCGTGATAATAAAACTCCAAAGAATTCAGTACCAGTAGTAGGAGCAGCTGTAAAAGTTATTTGTCCTGCTAGGGTGTTAATCGTATAAGCAGTTTGTGGTTCTTGTAAAACTCCAGCTAATACTATTTGTACTGATTCAGCACTGCTAGGTTTAACAGTAAGGTTATTTATTTTTAAATCAAATGTAGTTAAAGTACCATTAAAACTACTTGTTATACTATCTAGCTTTTGAGCGTTGATAACACCGCTATCATATGCACCTTGGGATTTCCATTTAACACCGTCATAGATATATTGCAATCCATTCGCAGCATTATGTATATCGCCAGTACTAGGTGTCGAAGGAAAATTAATTGCTGTCATAATTATTTATGGGAATTGTGTTTGTCCATCAGAATAACCAGGACAGTATTTAATAAAGTTATAACTTCCAGCTACTGCGTTAATACCACCAGTAGACCACTGAATACCTGCAGTACTATTACCAACGACGTCTACACCAAGTATTCGTATATGTTCATGATTTGTTCCTGAAACATCAATACCGTATTTTTGCCAACTAGTACCAAGGAGATCTGTTGTACCTCCACCAATTCTACCTCCAATTATAGATACATTATCTATATTATCTTCAATAAATATACCAGAAAATGCATTTAGTCCTGATTTACTATTACCACCCATTATTGGATTAATGATACTTACATTTGCAATACTTTGATTAGAATCAATTCTAATACCACAATTTTGGTTATCTCTTATATTGCAGTTTGTCATACTTACTGATGTTTTTAATTGTTGATTTAGGTTAATACCATTATCAAAACATGAAGATGAAAAACCGTTATCTATTTTTATAAAACCTTTAGTACCATTAAGACTAAATCCATCTACTAAAGCTCTTTCAGATTCAGCATTTTGAAAATAAACAAACTCTCCATTCCAACTAGAATTAAAGAAATAGTTATCTTTACATCTAATTACTGATGTATTTTGAATAAAGATCGTATTAACGTCACCATCAATTAAAATACCTCTAACAGTTCTATTAATAGTATTACCTAAGAATTTCCAAGTAACTTTATTATCTACAATACTATTATTTGTACCAGTAGGTCCACCACTTGCAGCTGTGGTGTTAGGATTTGGCTCTGTATTTGTAAGACTTATAACTTCATAAGCTCGGTCTTTATCATTTTTAACTTTATTACCTACAGAATAAGTATTTGTACTAGCTTGCCAATGTTCTGGAGTACTGAAACCAGTTATTCCTGCAGCAGGGCTGCCATCAATAATACAATCAAGTATTCTTATCTGATCAGAACGGTCAGTAAGATTACTACCAAGTAATTTAATTACAGCATTACCATCTGCACCTTCTGGTATGTTTCTAAATTTACAATTTCTAATTATAGATGAACTTAAACCATCTAAAATAATACATTGTGTTATACCGTAAAATTGTAGATTTTCAAATACATATTCTTGAGTACCAGGTTCTGCATCAACATGAATTGCAGCTGTTGTATCACTAGGTCTAACACCTGCACCACCAGTATTAATAGTGTTGAAAGTACCGCCTACAAAAGCTATATTTTTTATTTGTACTGAACGTGCATGTTCACATTTAATATAAGAAGTACTAGCACCATCAGTTCTAGATAATCTAACACCAAAAGTATCTTTGTTAACTGTCATTCCAGCTAACCCTTCTAATATTATTGCATGATCTGTTGTTGTAATATTTATAGTACTATCTAATCTATAGAAACCAGGAGGAAAAACTACTTTACCACCATTATTACCACAAGCATCTATAGCTGCCTGAATAGCTGGTTTATCATCTTGAGAATTATCACCTTTAGCACCGTAATCTTTAACATTAAAAGTTTCATTTGCTAGTTTTGATTCTAAATCTCTAGCTACACTATTCGGATAAGGTGGTTGGAATTCTATTTTTGCAGCATCTATAGCAGCATTACTTGCAACTTTTACATTAGTGACAGCGTTTGATGCTAACTCACTAGCACCTATAGATAACGTTGCTAACTTTGACTGAGCTATAGCAGCATTACTAGGTATGTTTGCATTACTTATAGATAACGTAGCAAGCTTTGATTGAGCAATAGCAGCATTAGCAGCTACCTCACTATTAGTAATAGCTAAGTTTAATTTTGATTGAGATATATTTGCATTACCAGCAATGTTTGTATCTGTTAAACCAGTAAGGCTAACATTAGATAAATCTCCTACAGAAAAAGCAGGGTTAGATTCAACCCATTGACCACTATCTACGTCTACATAATAAACATAGCTACGACCAGACACAGGTTCAAACCATACAGCTCCAGCTACAGGATTAGTAGGTGGTGTTGTACCTGTAAAAAATCTATTAGTTTCTCTGTTCTCTATTTCTTGTGCATGGAACAATAACTGTTCGTGGTTATTGTTTAAATCTAAAGATCTAATTGATGACCCAGGTGAATAGGTTGCCATCATTCCATCTACATCTGTATCTCTCCTGATAGTGATAGACTTACCATTAATTGGAGCAGTAACAAATATAAGATTAGTTCCTGATATAGAATAATGCGTAGTTTCTGTTTGTAAAGCATCTCCAAGAAATACTTTTAAATGATTAGTTTTTGTTGTTTCGTATTCAATTGTAAAAGGGAAGGTTGTTGTAGAACCATTCCCTGTAAAAGTTTCTTCAGTTGTCTTTGTTGTCGCCATTAATCTTTAGTTGTTGTTATGGCGGGTGGGATTATCTAGTTGGAATTAATACTTTATCAATAGATCTATTCATATTTCTTGCAGCCTCTGCATCTTTAGATCTTTCTTCGGATATGAGCTTCTTAACTTCTGCCTCTTGACTGATCTGTCCCCAAGCTGCTGTCTTAGCCGTTGAGAATATTTTACCAATCACAACTACATGATGATAGTTATCTTTAGGTTCTAAATACCTTTTACCATTTCGTCTGTCGGCATTCATCTGAGCTATACTAGCTTGTATCTTTTTATCTTTAGCTAGTCGGTTAAGCTTAGCTTCAATGTTTTGTTCACCTATAGCCTTTTGGAACATAGATCGAACACGAGGATGCCTAGCTAAACTGATAGAAGGTGTAGTAGGTGCTGAATTGACTGAAGTTCTTAAGTCATAACCACTCTCAAAGAGTAGTTGTTTCCCTGGAGAATAATCTAAATTGAATTGAATTGGACTAAAAGCATTAAACATTCTAGTCATAAAGTCATGATCTTTAATAGGCTGACCATTCGTTAAATCATATTTAATAGGTAAGGCTTTAGATCCAGCGATGTTTTCAAAAATTAGGTTTCTATTTCTAATTGAGTCATAGAGACCAGAGTTTAATTCACGCATATATGGAGTGAATATTTTACTTAATTCATTTCTAAGAGATGATAAAGGAATAGCATTGTTCGCTAAACTCGCTAAAACTCTGCCTTGTTGACCAGGCTCACCTCCAAGAAAATCAGCAAACTGTTGTAGACCTGCTAAATAAGATTTACTTGAAACACCTTGAGCAACAACTACAGCTAATTTCATAAACTGATCTTGTGTCCATTCTTCTCCCATCAACTCCAAATGATCTCCAATATCTCCTATGGTTGCTAAGATCTGGTTGAATGGTTCAAATGCATCATAACTGACCCATACGCCTCCTATTCTTATCTGTCTAGGTCTCCAACCAGCATCAGTCCATGAATTACGTTTGCTTCTATCTGATGGACCGTTACCATGTAAACCTCCAGTCATGTAGAGCATACCTGCCATTGATATTAAAGAAGTACCAATAGCTACTCTTCCTTGTATTAATGCTTGTGCATTAGCTAGATCTTCTGCTGATTCAATACCATACTTTTGTAGACCATCTAATTTAGTAGGTACAGCATTAAGTATATCTCTACTTTCTTTAACCAAACGATTCATTAATGGTGTATGTTTAGCTGTTAAAGTAAGACCATTGACTCCAGTTCTAGCAAACAGGAAGAATGGTTTAGTCCATGGAGTTGCATTAAATGCATCATTTAAAGCTTTAGGAAATCCACTTAAGTCTTGAGTTAAGGTTGCTTCTTTTTTAGCAAACTTAGCAGCTTCATCCGTTAGATTACCTTCGTTATCAAAGATACCTTTTAGGAATCTATCCTCTGCATCTTTTAATAGTTCAGGAGTGATGTTAGTAAAGTCACCATCGTTCAAATTCTCCATGGCTTCACGCATGGCTTTTTCTCTTGCTCTTGCACGACCAATGATGTAACCAAAAGCATCATCAGTAGCAGCCATTATCTTAGTAGAATAAGTAAGGAAGTTACTATCGTTTAAAGATCGAGCTAAGTTAGCCGTATTGAATACTGCCTTATCACCAGCATCTCCTCTTACCTCTGTCCATCTTTGGAATAACTTCCAATCTTCATCAAACTTAGAGTATTTAGAGAATCTAGTTTTAATAGTTGCTATATCTCCAGACCAATAAGAGTTAAGGTTAGTTCTAAATAATTTCCATGCTTCAGGTATTGCTTGCATCATTGCGTTAGTTGATGCTAAAGCAGCTCTATATGTCTGTCCATCACCTTTGAGTGCAGCCCCTAAAGCCATAGACATAGGTCTTAAGAACGTTGCAGTAGATGTACCCATAATTGCTCTTACAGGGGTCTTAGGACCGCTTAGAACACTATTGACCATTACTCCTTGTAATTGCTTAACAAGTTGTCCAGTTGTATCTTTTCCATTCAGTTCACCACCTCTTAACTTGGCACGAATGAATGCATCAAAGTCTTGAATATTTCTAATATCATTAGACATTGATATAGCTTCAAATATAGCTTTTGTTAGATCGTCATTATCAGAAATCTTAGCTACATTTAATGCTGCAGCTACAGCTTCCCTACTCTCTTGTACTGCTTCCTCTAGAAGCTGTTTCTTATTTAAAGGTTTAGGTTTACGAACACCATCATCAAGGAAAGCTAAAGCTCTACTTCTTAACAGTCTAGCTCTTTTAACTTCAGTCAGTACAGTTATTAAGTCTTCCATTATCGCTGAAGCTGGGCCATCTATATCATGTAAGTCAGCGAAATCGATTATCTCACGACTCATAATACCTGTATCTCTAAGCTTTTTATGTAAAGAACCAATTAGTAAATCAGCTACTTTTACATTCTTAGTAGAGAAAACTTCAAAGCCTTCTAGTCTATCTGAGCCTTCGTATAAAAACTTTAGATAATCCTTACTGGTTAAGTCTGCAGCTTCTCTTCCAGACGTTAGTTGTTGATGGGCTTTTATAGCTTCTTGCCATTCCTCTGGGATTGTTCCTTTACCACCTTTAATTGTACTAACTATTTTTTGGACTTTTGTATCACTTAGATATTTTTGTAAAACATCTTTCATCATTTTCTCAGATTCACCAGAGGAGGTTGCTGCTCTTTGAATAGCTAACCGTCTAACTGGTACACCTGTAGAACCTTCTTCAGCTCCCCATTCAGTTCTTGTTCTGTTTAAAGCTATGTCAACTTCTTTAACAGTTTCAACTGATTGAACAGCACCTTGCCATGGATCAGCAATTGGTTCATTCTTAGGTGCTCTAAAACCTGGATCTTTTAATTGTTCTTTAACTAATTCTTTTTTCTGAGATTTTATACTGGCATTACGATCCTTGATCTTTTTACCAATAACATTTCTGCTTGATTTTAAACCAGCTCCCGCTGAAAATAGAACAAGATCAGAGATTGGACCAAGTACAAGTCCTCCTTCAATTAGATTCTTAACTGTTTTCATCAAAGGATGATCAGTATCTTTAGTTGTAAGAGGTGTATCTAACCAACCATTACCTTTTTCTTTTAGGTGATCATTGATTATTTGTAAGGCATTTGCATCTTGTGAATATATAGATAAAGCATCAACTTTTAAACCTCTAGCTGATCCTGTGGCGACATTTCCTAAAGTAAGTTTTTTTGTACCAAACTTGGCTAATGTTTTAGGGCCATACTTAGCTCCAACATCTATGGCAGCTTTACCAAGTTTTGTTGTAGCCAACTTACCAGCGACTAATTTTGTTCCAGGGATTGGTACTGCAGCTAAGGTTCCGTAGTGTGTTAAACCTCTAATTAATCCTCCCCACCAAGTTTTTGTTTCGATAGGGTTTTCATCATCAACAAACCAATCATCTGATTCAGGCTTATAACCTTCCTCAGTTTTATTCTCTTCTCCCATCTCACCAGTAAAGAAGTCGATAACTCTTTCTGGTGCAGTGATGAGTGTTGAAGCTGTATCTTGAATACCACCTTTAACAGCAGAGCTTACTTCAGCTCCTACTTGCCATGGACCCCAGTCCTCTTCGTTTCTGGAGTCTTCAGCTTCTGCTAATTCTTGTTGATCTTGTTGACGTTTTTGTTCTGTCTGTTGTTGATTAGTTTTTTCTCTTTCTTTATCTTCCTCTATAGATTGACGTATGAGATCGGCATTCTTTAGTATCTCTTCATTACTGAATTCTTCAGTATCTAAAGCCATTGTATTACCTTGGTAATTGTATTATTTGCCTAGCATCAACATGTAGCCGTAGCTAATCACCTGTGTATAGGACTTCTTTTTTGTTAAAGGGGGAAGTTTTAAGGTTATATTCTATTTTATTTTCTAAACGTACATGCTCTACTTGTGCTCTAACCTTACGTGATTTAGAAGGTTTATCAAATAATAATTCAAACACAGCTGGATCATATTCCTCTGGTTTACCTAAAGGTTTTTCACCCCATAGTTTAAGCTGAGCATTAGCTAACATTAAAGGACTAACACCAGGTACTCTAGATGCTACTTGTTTATAGAAATCAGGTATATCTCCCTGCTGGGCTTTGGAAATAGCAATTAAAGCTTTTTTATCTTTTACTGGTGCAGGAATTTCTCTTTCTTCGTAACCTTTATCTACACATTCTTCTATAGCACTAGCAAGTTTACTTCGTCTTTCATCATCATAATCAACATAATTGTATTCATAAATACTATTAGCTTTAGCTGGGCTACCAGTTGTAGGTTTATCTGAGGCATCAATTATTTCTTGTATTTTCTTTATAGCCTCACTATGAGCAGCTGCTGGTGAATAACCTTTGTCTTCAATGAAATCTTGGAATATCTCTTCATACTTTTGGTTTAAGTTATTATAGGCATTATTGAAGTGTTCTGAGCCTGTGTCACTTACACCTATTGTTTCTTCTAATTTTGTCTGTAATCTTAACTTTATCTGTTGATTAGCATCCTTTACTTGATTAGAAGAGGGTGTAGTGATATCAAAATCTCTATCAGGTTTTATTTCATGTTTAAACATTTGATAGATTGATGGCTCAACTCCATCGAGATCACTTTGCTTAAGACCACCTTGATTTTGAATTAACTTATTCAAACGATAAACATCGTCTCCAAATATTTTCCGTTTAACTTCTTCAGGTATGTAATCATACTTGTTTCTAAAATGACTTGCGATTATCTCCTGATCTTCGTTGGAGATATTTTCTAATTGCAATACTCTTACAATGTCTGTGTTCTTTTCTGTCTCAATTTTTTCAAGCTCATCATCAACACGAGCTTTTTGAGCCTCATCAATGACTGAGTTTAGATTAGCCCATTCTCTCCAACCCGTTAAATCACCTTGACTCCCATCTCTTTTTGTAAATACATGATTTACAACTTGACGTGCAGTCTCTGGATCAATCTCTTTATTCTTAATTAAGGTTTCCAATATAGTTGCAAACTCTTTACGAGTTGCTTTTCTGTCTCCATCATGTCTCCATAAATTTTTGTCTACCCAATCCCTTGCAGCTTGAGATCCTTCACCTGGGTCAGAGTAGATAAAGACATTTTTAACTTGAGCAGTGGCTTCATTAGTACGTTTATTCTCAATGTTTTCAATCTGAGCTTGTTCACGATCTGTCCTATCAGCTTCATTCTCACTAGAGATAGTAGGTTTAGCATACTTATTTAGTAAGACAGGATTGATACCATTGAATCGTCTACTAAAGTTAAATAAGATCTTCGCATCAATAGCTCTGATTATAGCTTCATCACCTTCAGCTGTTTCATAGGTATAAGGTTTACCATTGATAGTTACTGAAGTAGTTTCTCTAGCTTTCTCTTTATAAATTTTCCACTTCTTAGCTTCTTCCTGTACATAGATTTTTACTTGAGTATAGTTCTCATCACCAGATAATTTCCTGAAGTTTTCTCCATTGATAACATCACCTGTTTCTGCTTCATACTTAGCAGCAAGATTATTTGTATTAGTAGCTGTTATAGCTAAGGCTTCTTCTTCAGTATCATACTTTTCGATCTCTTCTTCAGGTAAATCTTTAGTTAAAGCATCCCATGAAATCCTAGCCTCTTCATCTTCTTTCTTTTGCTTATATCTCTCTTGTAAATATGTTCCAAATTTACCTGAGAACTTACTTAAAGCTTCTAAATTCTTACCTGCTAGTTCAGTAAGACGTTTATCGTTAGCTCTGAGTTGATCAAAATAACGAGTTTGAGAACGATCAATACGCTCGTAATCCTCTTTCATGGCAGGGATCAAATCCATCTGCTCAGTCGGTTCAAAGACTCCTGGTTGAAATTGTTTTAATGCCATTAGTTGGTCCAATAATCGTTACCTGTACCTTTTGTGAATGGATTCTTACCACCCAATTCTTGATGAGTACTAAATCCATCTACAGCAGCACCTGCTAAACCAGCTAATAATCCAAATGTATTGTTCTGTAGAACTGGTGCTGGAGGTGTTAGATCTGGTGTTGGTTGTATAGCTACTTGACTGTATAACTTATTCTGTCTTCCCTTCAGTGCTCGACGTATACTCTCATTACTACTCTTGAATCTCTCTTCTGATTCCGTTAAGAATCTAGTTCTCATTGCTTGTCTCCTTCCTAGTATAGCCATATTACTACCAACTAAACGTCTAATAGAAGAACCACCTACACCTCTTTCAGCTGCACTAGCTTCTATATCACCTTCTGCTTTAAGACTATCAATTACGTCTTGTTCGTTTTGAAGGATTGCAGATTGCCATGATCTATTAAGACTAGTTTGTGCAGAAGAGTAAGCAATTTGAGCAGCTATATTAGATTCATCAATATCTCTAGAAAATTGAGTTCTTTTTGTTCCCCATATACTTAATGTCTGATACCATTCTCGTTCTCTAACTTTGTTTTGATATTCATAATTACGTGTAGCTGCACGATTGGAGGCTTGACCTTGTTGATATGCACCAATAGCTCCTAACGCTGAAGATGCCACACTAAGGCCCGCTAATACTGCTGGTATTGCCATGATGTATTCTGCAAAATTCTATAAAGGATAATTTGTTAGGACCAAATTCAACCTCTCGTAAGAATTTGAATCCAAGGAATTTAAGTAACTTAAGATGGACAACGTTTCTTTTATCAACGATGTTCCACAGTAACTTATCTGGTTGTCTTTCGACATAACGTTTAGCTTGTCTAGCAAACCATATTGGGTAGTCATGAATAGCAGGTGTACATAGCATCCATATTTGACCATTATCTACTCCAGCCATTCCGGCAGTCTTGCCGTTAGGCACCGTGAAGTATACACAGGAGGGCTTCTGAGAGGCTTCTGTTATGATATCTATTGCATCTATGCCATGTCCTTCTTCGACCTCTCTACGGTCTTCTGGACGTAAATTAGAGGCCACCTCAATGGCAGCCTCTTTTGTAATTTGGTGAATGTATTTAGACACTCTTATAATACTTAGGTGTATAGTCTCCCTCCCATGTCATTGAATACAATGTGGCAGGAGTTGGGTGTGTTGATTTAAGGTTAAGAGTTAAGTTCGTATTCTTTTCATAGACTGGTACTGTATGTACTGATACAGGGTTAACAGCTACGTCATCAGTTGTATATGTATCTAGTTGAGGTGACTCATGTGTTTGAGTATATGATGATTTACCTAATCTAGTTAAAGTTGTTGTGTATAATCCTTGTGGACCAAAGCTGAACTTAATACGATGTATAACTAATGAACTATGTAGATCTGATTTAAACTGTCCATCAGCTTGTTGCTGTACATATATCTTAGGAAACTGTATTTCCATATCATAGAGATAACCTACAGTTATATCTTGACCAATCCAGTTACCAGGGAATTCAATGTTAGCGTTAGCTCCTGTACCTACGATAGTAGCTTCAGCATACTTACCATTGTTATCACCTACAGTATGGCAGAAGACAGCTAATTTATTAGAGCTGCTAGCATTGAAACTGGCAGGTAAAGTAAATCCAGTTCTAGTTGTAGAAGAGGAGTAACCTAACTGAGAATTTGTTATGACTAAGGAGTTATCTAAATGAACTCTGTAGCTAATATCATCATCAGTAGCTGATTCACCTTCAGTAGTACCTTGATCATCAGTTACATAAATAGTACCTGCTAATCCTCGTATTGAGAATCTTTGCATAGTATATTTAGTACCATCCTTGATGATTGCAAACAATGCATCATCTAACATAGCTATATGTTGTATCTCTCCACTTAATTCCCAGTTGAACCAAGCTTGTTGAATACGTTCTGAAGATGTAGTGTGGTATCTAAAACCATAGAGTTTCTTAGTACCTTTCTTACCAAAGAAGATAACTTGATTCTCTCTAGAGTTAGCGATCATATCTAGATCACTATCAAAACTCTTACTGATTGATTTACTTTGCTCTAAGACATTAGGTTCTCCTTCTCTTAGTACAGCAGCCATCTCCCAGAAACGATTGTATTTACCAGCGTTATCTAAGAAAGCTAAAGTTGTACCTAGTGAAACAGGATTAGTTTTAAAGTTAAAGTTGTAAGAAGCTAATGCATTAATCTTTGCAGTTAATGGACTTAGGACATCACTATCTGTAGTCAACATGAACTGTTGATTCTTAGTGAATAAAACTAAACCAGAGTTAACTTGTATTCCATCATAAACAACAGCAGGGTATTCAGAACTACAAGATAGATCTATCACATCTGAAGCTGTATATGTAATAGCTGACTTAGACCAGAAATTAAAGAAGTCCCCAGGTCTGGACATAATAACATTCTCATCACTGAGCATTACTAGTCTGTTCCTAAAGAACAACATCTTGTTTATTGTTCCTACATAAGTATTGCTATTTGATTTTGGTAAACCATCACTTGTCTTTACAAAGGAAGCTCTAGGATTTGTACCATCTGTTGCTGTATCACCAACTAAAGCAGGATCCCACGTTACTTGTTTAACTGTAAAAGTACCGTTAGATTCCCTTACTATTTGTATAGGCATCGTTGCTGGATCGTAGTTTATTTGATCACCTGGTTTTACGCATTCCTCCCAGACACCATTACCATCTCTCCCATTATCACCTATAAATTTAACATAGTAATCATCTTCATCAGCTTCACTATTAGCAACTTTAACTACATAACCATTCTTACATTGCTTAGGTAAGTCAGCTATGTCTTCAACTGAATCAGATAATACATTTAATAAATCTCCTACTGGTGTAGATATGTTGAATGAACCTGATGACCTAGTGATATAAAGACCATTACCTATCTGCTGTACATCATCAAAGTTAGCACCAGCATCATTATCTATTTCAGTTCTTATAGAACCAAGAATACTTTCAGCAGTTACTACAGTTTTAGTATCAAATGAAGTAGGTTCTGGTCTTATTAAACCTCTATTAGCTTGGACTTTAGATACATTATGAGAAGTAATAGTGATTTTATATCTAGCATTTTTCATCCAAACATAAAACCAATCATTTGTTCTCCAACCTTCACCACCATAAAGTAAATCTATAGTTGTTGTATACCTACATCTATAGATAGGTGTTTCATCATCACTTTCAGAAACAGCCTGACCAGTAGTAGTGATGCGAAAGTAAAGGTTTTTTCTATCAGCGGCTGTACCACTAGCAGGAGTTACGCTTACAGTTTGACCTGTAACACCATTAATGTCACTAGAATCTATAGCAGTACCATGATCAATAGAAAATATTTCTGTTGCTACATTAGGGCAATAACCATCTTCATGTTTATTATTTGTATCTAAGCATTCTCCTGTATAGACACCTGTATTAGGTTGTGTACCTGATGGTGCAAATACATCTGGGGTTGCTGATTGACAACTATTCGAACTATCTATATCTCTCTCTACTTTTAATCTAGTAGCAGTATAAACTTCTTCCGTACTTGTAGCATCAAATAAGTTGACTGAATACTGATTAGCATAAGCAATCTTTTTTAACTCTATATATGCCTCAGGATCTCTAGCATCATTATCACCTGATGCTAAAGCTTTCATTGCAACAGGTTTATTCCTGTTGGTTATATATGTATAGTCGTTAAGGGTAAGTGTTTGTAGATCTGAATCAACTATCGTACCACCACTATTAGTTTGCTTAAGGTAGTTCTTTAATGCTGTTGCTTGAGATGATTCATAGTTAACAGTAACAGGTGCTCCAGTATCACACCTCCACATCTTTAACTCACCATCACTTAACTGGACCTGACCTATGTACTGTTCGTTCTCATCTCTGTAGTAGTGGAACCATTTACTTGTTGTAGTATAAGCACCTAAGTTACCACCTATTAACTTACCACCAGGTCTTTTAGTTAAACCTTGGGTGACATCAGGTAACACATTCTTAGCTACCGTTAACTGTCCTGGTGTTTTTAATTCATCTGGTTGTTCTGATATACCATTAACATAGTTTGGTATTGTTTGTGTAATACTTGCCATTATCTATTAAGTACATCATAAGGTTGATAAGATCTATATGAACTTTCATGAGGCCAACCAAAGTATGAGTGATCACCTTGGTCACACTCGTATTCCATACAGGTAGCTCTAGCTTGGGCTTCTTGTGTTTGT